ACGAGTAGTTTTGCCATCATATCCTGCCATCAGACCATTTTCATACATGAACTTAGCACTTTCGGCAGGCTGTGCGCAGATATATTCAAAACGTTCAATGAGTATATCTTTAGCTTCATGAATCTTCTGGTCTAGGAAATCCATAAAGGTTTCGACGCAAGAGTCATCTCCACTAGGATTATTCTCCCAGTATTCTTTGGCTTGCATAGCAATAGTTGGCATGATAATGGTTACAGGGCAAATATTGCCGCGTCCATCTTTCTGTTGCTTGAGACCGTTAATATCGAAACCATTAGCGGTTCTACAACCCATGGTGCTGAAATAAGTGCTAGGGTCATTGATATCATAACCAGCATTACCGCTCCAGTCAACGTTGGCGTAGTTTGGATATAGACGAGTGGCAGTAGACTCTAAAGCCATGCGGAATAGGTCATAGTTGGGGTCGCCAGGTTTTTGGTTAACACCCTTCATGCACTGGAAAATTCCGCAAGGGAAGATAGAGGTCTTGCGCAGTTTGCCTAGACCCTCTTTGGATACTTCCAGCAGGGCCTTGGTTACCATGCGACCCTCTGGTAGAGTGCAAGTACCATAGTTGATAGAAGTGAATGGCAGTTGGTTACCACTACGAGATTGCAGGGTATTTAGGTTGTGGTACATACCCTCAACAGCCTGGTGGGTTTCCTTGATGGTCATATCAAGAGCGTATTGATATGCAGCATCGAAAGTTTTATATCCTTCATCATCAATAGGCAAGCTATTGGTAATAACACCATCATACTTGGTAGTATCAATGTTGAGGATATATTTACAACCTTCCTTCCAGTGCTTATAGAAGATCTTGCGCACGTATTGTACCATGATCTAGACGATGTGCGAAACAGATACACCACCGAAATGTTGTAGACTTTGTAACTGGAAAATAACAGCCACAAGCTGGAAGGCAGTATTGATAGAGCCGGCTGGGCGTACATCAGTCTGACGAGTATTGAAACCTCGTGCCAGCAGGTCATCAAAAGGAATGGATAAGCAGTTGTGCATACCAACGGCATATGCACTCAAATCGTGGATATAGATTTCATTGTTAAGATGATTGCGGCGAGCCAGGTCTGAGACGCAGTAATCCAAGGCGTAACGCTTCATTTGAAGGTCACTACCGGCACCTACACGTCCGCCGAATGACATTTCGTCTACATTGGCGTTTTGGTTTTCAATGACTTGACCACTAATCTTCTCAGAGAAGGCTTTGATGAAATCATCGCTACCCTTACGGGCAACCTCTCTCTTGTATCTGTATCGAATGTATGCCTTGGCAACATCTCTACGCTCAGAACGCATGAGATAATCTTCAATCATGTCTTGAATAGTCTCTACGCTCATGGCATCAGAGTTGATTTTTACGACATATTTAACTTCATCGGCGATGTCGTTAGCAGTATCTTCTTCATATAGTGTACCATCAACCTCGATGAAAGCCTTGTTGATAGCATTTACGATACGGTCTCTGTCGAATGGCACAAGGACACCATTTCTCTTCTTTACTTGTAACATCATATTAAAAGTCCTCCTTGTCTATGGGATACACTATATATTGTGGTTTTGGGAAGGACGATTAACTAAAATTGTCCGGCGTCTCAAAACTCATGACATGAGCCAGCACCATATCTACCGCACGCTGAATATCTCCAGGAGTCTCATTGGTAAGTTCATAGTCTGGCTGAAATCTCAGTTCAGAGAAGTCGTTTTCATCGGCGGAAAAGCGACGTATGATTTCCTGTACGTTAGGATTATCTTCTCTATTCAGCTATCTCAGTAGGCGCGTCTTATCTCCCGCCCGCACATAAAACACTGTTACGTCAATATCTTTGTTAGCCAGTAAGGAGCGCACTCCGGTTGGATTAAAGACGCCAATGTTAATGCTCTTGTTTGATAGGCAAGATTTAGCTGTTCCATAACACCAACCGTTAAAGGTTGTTGTTTCAAGCATATCACCATTTACAGTTCGTTGAACAAACTCTTCATCAGTGAGATAGAAGTAGTTGACGCCTTCTTTCTCACCTTCCCTCATGGGGCGAGTGGTACAACTCACAATGTTATTGAAGTTATTTGGGAAACGGGTAGCTAAGGCGGTAGCGATAGTATCCTTACCGCTACCAGCCTTACCCATGATGGCAATTATCTTAGTCTTCATTATCCTCTGATTCTTCTCCTACATATCTTTCACTACGAAGCACCAGGGTTCCATCTTCGCCATAGTCATCAATCTTATACAACTGATGACTATTGCTGCTTGCGTACTTCTTAGCGATAAACTCGTTGCCTCGTCTAATTCCCTGTACGAGAATCTTCTGTCCTCTATTGAACCAAGAGCGCTCAAGAACCTTTCTTGTTCCATCAGCGTTTCTCTGGAAGGTCTGCTTATCAAAAAGGGCAAAATATTCCTTACGGAATTTCACGGGTACAACACCATCAGTCGTGAGCAAAAAGACCGTACCCTTATCTTTGTTCTTTGCGATACAAGTACCGCAGATTTTTGTGAGCTTATAGATAGGGATTGTAGAGCCTCCACGATGGAATACCTTATCAACAACTGGCTCTTCGGGAAGAGAATAGAAGTCGGCCAAGCCGTATTTCTTCATGTCCACATTCTTGAGTTCGTGGTCGTGATAATAGAAGCACATGGCTTCCATTTCCCAAGAAGAAACATTTCCCTCTGCGTACTTCTCCCAATCTTTCATAAAGATGGAAGTATTCAATGCATCAAGAACTTCTTCCTTGTTACCCTTAATCCAGTCGCGGAAAGTGTCCATGTATGACTGATAGACGTTATCCCAAGCTTTTGTAGTGACAAAGAAATCGTCGTCATACAGGTTCTCCAAACCAAGGCTATTAAGGAAGTCAATGGCTCTCACATCAAGCTTAAAACCTTCCAAAGTCTTGCATTGGTCTTTCAGATAACGATTAAACTCGTATACTCTACGAGGAGTCACAAACTCTTCTCCTGTTGGTAATAGGTCATGTTTAATCAAGCCGGGCATATTCTGCAACGTAAGCCGCTGTTTCTTGTCACAGCTTAACCATAGATATTGCACCATGGCCTCTTCTTGACTACAGAACTCACTGAACGCACCACCCTTAATCAAAGAAATCATTTCTTGACGCTTAGGTGAAGCTCTATGATAGAAGTCTACCAATGACACATAAGGTCTACGTTCAATGATATTATTAACAAAGTCATCGCTGATATTAACCAATGCTTTAAGACCGAACATGATGCGATTATGCTTTTCATCTGGCTCAAAACCGAGAGCAGACTGGTTAATATCAACAAGAGAAACAGATACTCCCTCGTCACGGATGCGGTTAACAGACTGCGCCATTTTTGCATAGTCGGTTGAACCATCTTCACCACCGCTGTCTGCAATCAAACAAGCGGTGTTCCAATAGATTGTGGGAAATCTAAAAGCCAGATTCATCTCTTGCAAAGCGATAAGAGAATAGGCAAGTGTGTGCGATTTGTTGAAGCCATAACCACGGCTAGTTGCCACAAGGACATTCCAGACATAGTTGCATAGGTTCTTACTAAGACCCTTTGCTTCAACGCCTTCAAAATATTCTTTGGTAAGCTGGTTATACTCTTCTGGTTTTTTCTTCGCAATAGATTTGCGAAGACGATCGGCCCAGGTAAGGTCAAATCCACCACACTCGGGAATTTGTACCAACTGCATGAAGCCCTCTTGGGACTCACAAATACCAGAGCTGGGTAGTAAGATGGGTTCAAGGATTTTTTGTTCTTCCTTGGTGAGTCCATACTGTTCCATCTCCTTATACCACTCATTTATGTCTTGACGGAAACGAGCAAATTTATTCAATGGCTGTTCTGCATTTTTTTCTGGTGCCATCAATCGAATGACAGAGTTTAGAGTTGCAAGGTCGTCTACGCTCAAAGGCTTAGACAAAGCGATACCTTGAATACCGCTCTGTTTCTCCATCTGGAACAAAGACAAAATCTTGTGGTCATGCACCATTTTCCACATATCGGGGTCATTGCGCTCGATATTATAGATACCAATACAGCTCTCGTAAGTATCCTTGATATTGCCTTTATCCTCTATATAACCATACTTAATCAGCAGGTCAAGACAATTATGAATCTTGTCCAGTGCTTCGACCGACAAGACGTCGTACTTAATCAAACTTACAGCTTCACAGTCATGAAGCTCATATGCCGTTACGATTGTACCATCGGGTGCAGTCATCAATGCAGTAGATTCTGTGAACGGTCTATCAACAAAGATAACACCACCTGCGTGAATACCCATACGACAGATAAGGCCCTCAATTTTCTGGGCAACCTTCCACAATTCTGGGTTGGTATCCATTGCTTGTACAAACGGCTTTACAGGTGCCCATCCTTCACCCTCGTCACCATAATAACATTGCTTTAGAGAGCGCAACATCCCGCGGTCCGCAGGTATGAGTGAAGAAATATACTGGGCTTCGTCAATATCAATACCGAGACCTCTTGCTGCTGTTTGAATAGCCGCCTTACTTTTCTCGGTACCGAAGGTGGCAACGTTAGCCACTCTATCTTGACCATAAACCTGTCTCAATCTCTCAAGAACAACACCACGGCGTCCGCCCTCAATGTCGAAGTCTACATCCAAAACAGATACACGACTTGGGTTCAAGAAACGCCAAGCAAAAGTAGGAGTTGTTTCTCTGAGAGGGTTAATCTGTGTGATGCCCAAGATATATAGTAGAATAAAACCAACGCCAGAACCACGACCAGGTCCAACAAGAGAACCAGCATCCCAACAGGTATCAATAATGTTTTGCAGATTGAGATAATAAGAAGACCAGTGGGTCTTATTAACCTCAGAAGATTCCCAAGTCATATCAAGACATTCGTTGATTGCATCGTAGGTCGCTTGATTTTGTAGGGTCGTATCCCATTCAAGTCTTTCTACTATTGCTTGCGCGAGGCGCACATCACCGTGATAATCAGACTCCACAAATCTCTTCAATTCGGGAATCTTATCATACCAAAGAGAGAGCTTACCCTTGGGCGCCGCAAACTTCCAAGGAAGTTCCGGAATATTTAGCGGTTTCGTGAGGTCGTAATCCTCACACATATCGAAAATATGCTGGATGGTTCTATATGCGGGTTGCACTACCTCTTGGTCGTTCTGGAAATATTTTTCCAGTTCCTCGGTAGACATCATATAAGTAGTAGCATAGAAGCTATCCACTTCTCGGTCACCATCTTGAGCATTAAGGTAAGCCTTGTGGATAGAGGCATCTTCCTTTGCTAGATAGTGAGTATCCGTAGTAATGATATATGGAATATCCAGCTTGAAGCTTAGCTCTCGCAAAGCCGCATTGACAAGAGCCTGTTCGTTTTCTGGGTCTGCGGGCGGCTGTAATTCCAGATAGAAGTTACCTTCTCCGAAAAGTCGCTTCATTTGTAGCAGCCATTTTTCCGCCTCTTCAAACCGACCATTCAAGATAAGAAATGGAACATACCCACCAAGGCATGCAGTAGAACCTATCACGTGGCCTTTGTTGCCATCAATAACATCAATGATGTCTTGATAATAGGTAGGTACTCTTTTCATTTTACCTTGCTTCCAGCTTCTTAACCATGCTCTTGAGGAAATCTCTCGAATTTGTCTATGACCCTCTGCATCCTTAGCAAGCAGAATAAAGTGCCAAAATCTGTCTTGACCACTGGTATAGTTCTCTTTGGTCATACCATTTCGGCACAGATAAATCTCATTACCGAGAATCATCTTGAAGTCTGGATGTTCCTTCTTGACTTTCTTATAATGCTTTTGCGCACGAATAGAATTGCAAATAGACTCGTGGTCTGTAATTGCAACTCCTGTGTGTCCAAGTTTAATAGCTTGGTCAATTAGGTCTTCAGTTTTAATGATACAGTCTCGCAATCTGATGTTTGAGAAATCAGTGTGATTGTGTAAACTACCTGGATACACTATTTACGCTCCTCTCCATGCTTTATATAACTATAATAGCATAAATAATATGTTAAGTCAATCAGTTTTTCAGCACAAGGGTCAGCTTGGACTCTGCTCTCGTTACACAAGTATACATATGTCGAGCATGCTCAATCGGGTCGAATGGGAATCCCTCTTCAATGGTCAAAACCTTACCCCATTGACTACCCTGGCCACGGTGTCCGGTAATCGCATATCCATAGTTAAATTCAATAGGCAACATTGGATTAGCCTTGTTTCTACGAATAGCATATTCCTGCTTAGGGTCAAAATACTTGACTCCGGTGGTTAAAGCAGTATAGTCAACCGGTAGGTCAATATATTTATCGTTCTTCGTAGTAATGGTAGTTCTTAAAATTGGCGCGGTTACAGTTGCTCCATTTAGCTTATAAGCTACAGTTTCTGGAACCATACTCTCAATCCAACCAATAGAACCATTGATTAGTGGGTCGCACTTTTCAAACGACATGGTATCCCAACAATTCCGCAGACAGATGATTTTATCGCCAATTTCCGGCTCTGTGCCACGGCCATTTATTTCTCTCATATAAGAGTTAATGTCATGACGAGTACGATTGGTAGCAACCAAAATCTGGTCTGCCCAATGATACATACCGTCTACCAAATCTCTTTTATGAAAGACTTGAACATCATTTCCCTTAAAAGGGGCAATCTTCTTGCCTTCTCTAATGTCCATGCTCAAACAGATAATGTCGCTCTCTTTGGCCTGTCGCATAATTTCGTCAAGGAAAATATGCGGATTGTCAAGAACATGGTTGTCCTGAGTCTTGTCTATTGGCGGTATCTGGAAGGGGTCGCCGCAAGCAATCACATAAACTCCATGACTAAGCAGCAAATCCCACATATCTTTTGGTAACATACTAACCTCGTCTACAATAACAAGGTTGTAATCAATAGAGGGTCTAGGTCTAAAGATAAATTTGCCAGAGGCTAACTGCTTACTATAATAAAGCAGCTTATGTGCGGTCATGGCATTGGGGTTGCCCTTCTCTCTTAAAACCTCAGACGCTTTACCCGTAAAGGTGATATAGGCTACCTCTTCTGGAGCGAAATCAAGAGCAGCAACAATGAAGTTAATCAAGGTAGATTTGCCTGTACCAGCATATCCCGCAATTACAGTATATGCTTCATGATTTCTATATCTCTCAAGAGCAATCCTTAATCCTTCCTCTTGTTTACGTGTTAGTTCCATTGTTCACACTCCTTGTGTTTTCCATTTGTGCTCCGCAGAAAGGGCAATAAGGGTATTGGCCATCCGCGGGAGATCGTTTACCACAATGACTACAAGTTCTTTCGAACCAAGTAAAGTATTCTGGTTCTTCCCATAAGCCTTGGATACATTCATTATGCGGAGTTTCTAACCATTTTGCTTTCATATCAATCATGCTCTCCAATCAATTCATCGAGGATTTGGTAAAACCGCATCATATCTCTGTCCGCGGCTCGTTGAGCACGATACCCATCACCCTCGTATTTATTGTGGATTTCGGCGCGCATTTGCGCTTCTCTTGCTATTTTATATCTCAAACAAAGACTGTCATATCCATATCCCTTGATTCTTTTCTCCAGGGCGGCGAGTTCTTTCATACTTTTGCCTCCAAAAATAGGTAAACCAATTTTAGGTTTGGAGGACGGCCGAGCTCGTCCCGGCCAGTCCTCCTTAATGTATTGTTAGCTTATAAAGTAGTTATACGCGGCAAGGGCATTTTTCTGTCTCGCTGCGTAGCTACCAGAGCCACATCTTTCGTATGCTTTCGCAAAGGCCAGTGCAGCCTGCTTACAATCTGTTAGCTGCAAGAAGTCTTCATAATCAAAGCCTTTCTTATATGCATATCCAAAAGTATCTATCTCATAAGCTATCGTATCTCGTAAAAAAGCGCATTGCTCTTCTAAAGAGGCTCCCCATACCTCTTCTAAATACGCTTTGTTCCACTGGCACATTCCATAATATCCATTGCCAGATAGCTGGTACTGAATGTCAAGCGTTTGTCCACCGACTTCCGCCATTAAGTTGCCCATAATACCTGCACAGACATAATCGCTGTACCCTAATTCCTTGAAGTAGCTCCATATATAAGTTGCTGTTGAATACTCTTCTTCTTTCTGATGCCAATGTTCCACAAGTTCATCGTGCACGGCTTTATATGCAAGCCATGTAGCATTTGCCTCTTTCCATTCGGCTTTTGCTAATACGATAACCTCATGCGTGTCTTCGTAGCCTAGCTGTCTAGCAGCTTCAGCCATTTGATGCGCGGCGTTCATAAGCGAGATTTGTTCTTCCATAAGCTCTACCAATGTATCTACATCTGAATAGGTATAGCTAACATTGTTATATTGTACTTCATATGCAGAAGCAACAGGCATGGTATATCCAGCCATTAACAATATAATCATTACAGTTGCGACAAAAGAACTAATAAAGCGTTTCATATTGATTGTTTCCTCCTTTAGCAAGAGGTTGCGCAATCACCATTAAAAGTAGTATTCTTGTTTGCTGATGATTTCATAGTCCACAACAATGAGTTGTGGTGTTACACTGTTGAAGTATTTATTAACCTCTGGTCGTGCAACAAGGTTAATGGTAACGCAACCTGAGTTGGGAGCCAATAGGCTCGTGAACTCGTCCTCGTTCGACTTAAACTTGATGCAAGCAACTCCATTAGATAATTGAATCTTCAAGGTCGGATTCTTGTCACGTGACATAAGTGTCACCATATCTCTAGTTACTTGAATATGCTCCACTGCGAGCAGGGGTTCCTCCATATTCTGTCCCCAAAGGTTTTTCATATCACCAAGAGAGAGAATATCTTGAGGTTTGAGAGTGTTCATAGAATAGATAAAATCTACTTTGTAGCTTGGTGAAAATTCGACTTCTTGCAATACGGCATCAGAGTATTGAACAAACTCGTCAAACTTTTCATCAAGAATGGATAAACCAAAAGCCTAACCATGGCCTTGTGCATAAACAACCAGACCACTATCTTCGCAGAACTTGCGGAAATCCGTTAGGTCGCTCGATTTACCATACCCTCTGGCAGAACCAGACCAAGCCAAACCATCCTCCGTCTCTGTTGCGATTAGTAGCGCTACTGGACGTTGGTACTCTGCCATGATTTTGTTGGCAATTAAACCCGTAATACCACGGTCAAACGCCGCCTGCCGCAATCTAATTAAAAGTAGTTTATGGTCAAGCAAGTTATCTCTTTCGATTACCTGTTTCACCTATTCTACCGCCGCATCTTGGTTGCGGGTTTGGCGATTTTTAACATTGGTACAAGTTCGTAGACTCTGGGCTAATCTTGTCTCTTGCTGGCCAGCGCATCCTCTTTTGGTAGATGGAATCATCTCCAGCGCTTTATATTCGAGCATTGATTCAAATAAAAGCGTCTTTTCATCCATGGTACCCACTCTTGTTATGGCATTGATAAGAGGTACGATATAAAAGGCTACTCCGATGGGAGAAAGAACCGAGCCAATAGAATAACTATTCTTTTCTGCCATGCCTTTAATAAATGGATTGCGGAGACGTGCTAGACCTTGCTCTACGAGATAGTGAGTCTCGAAATCGCGAATATCCATCATGTCTCCTACGAGACCAATGGCCACGATATCAATAAACTAGTCTACGAAACCGGGTTGCTCTAAAACTTGGTCAAGGTATTGACAGAACTTGTACACAATACCCACACCAGATAGAGACTTGGTTGGATAGTCACATAGTTGGTTGTTGACCACACAAGCATATTCACTTACTTTATCCGCATGGTGGTGATCTAATACCAATACGTCAATACCCTTATCGCTCAAGGTCTTATGAATGTCATAATCATTTGAGCTAGAGTCTGGAGCAATCACCAGAGTCGTATTGGGGGGAATTAGATCAAGGTTAATACCGTGCGTCTTAGTAGCGTGAAAGCTGTAAGAGAAATTATCAATGGCAGTTGGGAAAACTGCATAGATATAATTCAGTAACAAAGCACCACTTGTGTAACCATCACAGTCGCTATCAATCTAGATGTGGCCGTGGAAGTTCGGCCTGTGCAAGTTCTTAATCAAAATCTTGACGGCACTCTCGATATTATTGAGTAATGTGCATGGTAAATTATCTTCTTCTGACACATTGAGGTAGTGCTCAATATTTTCATAAGCAATTCCTCGATTAGTAAGAACCTATTCTAAAACACTGTATTCTGGGTTAATGGGGTTAATTAGTTCATAATCCAAGCATCTCACCGCCCTTTACTATTATTGCCAGTACCCTAACACACAATACACATCTTATAGTCTGCTGGGTCATTTGGGTCTGGCCTATCATCTTCTGCGCACGCCCTTGAGCGAAGTACTTTTCCAGTACCTCCGCAGGTTTCACAGGCTGTATTTAGCTTGCGTAATTGCTCAAGGCTTTCTCTGTATGGTTTCATTCGAGAATTAAACTCGCCTTCTTGAACACGAATTTCTCGCTCGAGCTCTCGAATGGCTGGAACTAAATTAAGGCTCATAAGGCACTATCCTCTCTTTCATTAGTTGCTCAAAAATGCGAGGACCCTCATCTATAGGGGAAGCTTTATATGGCAATAACATATGTTTATCGAAGATGGCTGTTATTTTAATAGAGGTGTTGTACTTGTTGTAGAAGTGAATCAACTTGGTTTTTAGTCGCTTAAACTCGTCATCGCCAATCTCTTGAAACTGTCTATCAAAAGCGATAATCAGCTCATTAACCCCTAAATCCTTTAACATATTTACCTGATGGGTAGAAAGACTGCTACCACACACGGCCACAGATATGTCATTCTCTGGACCATAATGTGACTGATACATCAGACAAGATTTTTCGCTCTCAAAAACCACGGCTACTCGCGCTCGCCGCAAATTCTCCTTGCTATTATTGAGGTTGTATAAATTCATACTTAGCGGATGATTGTATAGTTGCTTACCAATCAAAAGCGGACGATACTTGCCATATCTATCAGCTTCATCTGCCGCCAATGCTCTACCTCTTATACCAATTAGTCTTCCGTTAATGTCAAAGTGAGGAATGGTAATCTGCTCTCCACCGGGATAATAACCAATATAATTGCGGCGGGCGGTTTCGGCGGAAATACCCTCTCTTTCCCAGCCTGCAATTCTTGGATAAGCAAACCTTGTAAGGATGCTCTTGTCATATTCTGGGAGAGACACCTCGCGCGACATACCTACTGGCCGCAGTTCATGTCGCTTAAAGACTTGCCAATCTTCCAGCTCTTGTTTATCGTTATCCGGCGCCTCGACACCGTTTATACCAAAGTAACTTGCGATGTAATCCATTGCATCATATAGTTCTTGCTCTTGATTATACTGTATCTTTCTTACCTTGATATATAGCTCGAATATGTCAAATCTATCGTCACAATGAGTGTAACAGCTAAACAGCCGTGTGTTCTCATAGTAATAGAGCTTTCTGGAGCCAACGCCTGGCTTATTATGACAGATGGTTTGGGAGACGAGCCCTTTGTCGGTATATTCGGGCTCGCCGCCCCAAGCTTCTATCAAGTCATAAATCTGCTCAAGCTCTAGCTGTTGTTTAAGCTCTTCTTTGTTATAATAACGAGAAGAGACTGCCATTACACATCAACAACTTGGATGGAAGTTACCTTTCCTCTCAAGCCATGCTGTTCGTTCAAATAAGACATGGCATACTGATAGGGATTTTGCTTTTTCTCTGCCTCGTTGCGAGTAGACAAGATGCCATCAAACATCTTCTTGGTCATCTGATAACCAATAGCTTTCTCATTCTTTAACATAAGCGTTCTCCTTTACTTTTGTTCCCAAGCTGCTGGGCCTTCGTCAATCACAACTTTAATATCTTCAATGCTTAGCATTTCCAATCGCCAGTTCGTGCAAAATTGTGGATGTATGCGGCAAGTGCCCAAATCCGCCGCACACCATAAGAAACAACCTTTATATCTACCTCTACGGTTTTTATAAATCGAGAGTTTGATGTTTGGTCGTTGGAGATTTTTATTAGAGTCAAGGATAGGCTCAAGTTTTGTTAGGTCTTCATCAGTTACTCCCAACAAAATCATACCTACGTCGATTCTGTCCGCAATACTCTTAGCGCCACGAAGCAAGTTTTGGTCCGGTGTTTCAGAGTCTTTGTAATCACCATTCAGCTGAGTGGCTGACATGATAAAGATGCCATATTTATTTGCCAAATCTTTTAGTCTAGCAGACAGCATAAAGAGGATATTATCTTCACGCAATCTAACTCCACCGGCACGTCTGGTAATTTCTTCGAGAATCTTGAGTGAAGTTTGAATATAGTCAAACAATACATACTTCACGTCATGGTCACGAATGTTCTTTTTTATCTTGTTCTCAACATCCTGGAGAGAAAAGTCTGGAAGTTCTTCTATCCAGATAGGACTTTCTCTCAAGATACGTGCGGCCTCCAGAACTCTTTCGCGCTCGTCATCTTGATATTGACCATTCAAGATATGCTCCTCATTGACATTAGACAAGAACGCGAGCATCATCGTCTGGACTTCGGATTTATCTTGCTCTGTCGCTATGAACAAAGTCGGCTCGCAAGTTCCATTCTTAATCCACCCGAATTGCTCGTGATATATCTTATTGCACGCAAAATTGCAAGCATCTGCAATCATAGATCTCGTCTTACCGGTGCCAGTAGCGGCCGACCGCAAATAAAACTTTCGCAATCTTGCTCCTCTTGTTGCGGTGTTGATTAACTCGCCATAAAGTGGAATACCAATCTCGGGGTGCTTCTCCAGGTCTTCAACCAATTCAACAATACCGTCACCAGCTTGATAACCCAATCCTAGGTCATCTTCCACATACTTGCCACGAATTTCGTCTATTGTTTTATCAATAACATCTGCAATATCAATTAGGGAGGTATTATCCAACCAGTCCTCTTGCTTCTGACGCTTCTGTAAATCAATAACTTCATCTGGGTCATACAGGAAGGATACATCCATTACCTGGTCATATGCGCGCAGTAAAGTGAATTTCTTTAGGCGATTATAGTAGTAATTAAAAGTATCTTCTCTAGCGTTCTTTGCCGCTTCCATTAGATACTCAATACCTTTATTTTGAGTGAAGATTTTCTCAAATTTCGGACGATTTGCAAGATAGTCAATGATAGCATCTATGTTCACCTTACTACCAGTCAAGTGAATATTATAAATACTACCAAACACAATCTTGTGAAAGTCCTCAATGAAATCCTCTTCATGGATGATGTACTTATCAGTATCATCAAGAATAGAGGCGTTATTTAGTACGCAACCAATTACCTGTGTAATGGCTGCAACGTCCACATATCCAGTCTTCATTCTTCTGCCTCCTCGTCTAAAAAGCTAAATAATTTGCGAGTATGCTTCATAGGTTGGCGCTGAGGAGGCTGTATATGTATCTCTCTAGTCGGTAACACAAAGTTTTTAATTTCAATACCCGTGTTTTGCTGTTGCGCTTCCCATAGTGCTCGCCAATATATCAGTGCGTCATTCCACACAAAGGGGATGATACCTATACCCCCGTTAGCTTTTTCTATTGAGCCTTTCTTTATCTCGAAATGATACTTCAAAGACTTATACATTCCGCTGTAACTATAATTCTTGTCTTTGTGAAAGGTGTCTATCTGTTTTCTAATTTTTGGAGAGATAGAGCTAATTCCAAATAAGCTCTTGATATAACTTTCCAATAACTCTTTATCTTTCTGCTCTTTTGTTTTGCTCTGTTCAGCGGTCTCTGCACAAGCCTTATGAGCGTAACGTCTTGCGTTAATCATTACATAAGGTTCTACATTGGCGTCAAACTGTTGATTGCATATGGGACACTTCACGATATGCTTAGCCATTCATTACGCTCCTTTCTTTCCTTATAAATATAATAACATATTTATCGTGAAAAATCAAAGAAGGAGAGTACTACCTAGAGCACTCTCCTTCTCCTCTATCAACCTTTCAGCAAGGCCTTCAAATCGCTTACGATTAAATCTAGCTGCTCAGATTGCTCGGGTACGCACTCTGCAACCTTTTTACCCTTACCAAGATAACGCTCAACAATAGCAGTAATCTTGCTAGAGTTAGACTGGTTAGCAGTCATCAGCTCACCAACCAACTCCTGGAACTCTTTGGTAAGAGCGTCGAAGTCATATGTGGGAGCAACTGGCATTGTAATCTTTTCGTCGGTTACAAACTTGCCACCGGTCTCTGCGGCCTCCTTGTCGATAGCGCCTTGCAGTGCCTTGACAAGTTCGTGGTAGTTTGTGGTAATCTCATTGGGGATATACTTGAAGCGGCAACCGCACTCAATAGAACCATCAGAGCAACGTAGGGTTAGCACAGAAGGTTCATCCTTGCGGACCTGGTGAGCATATCCATATACATCGGCCATACCTGCGATTACGGTTCTCACAGAGTTAGACAAAGCAGGACGAACAATAGTGCGAGCATCTGCTCCTTCGCCTATTGTAACTTCCTTGTCGTGACCGATGAAGAATACGGCATATCCCAGCTGAGTAAGACCTCTAAAGACGTCGTTAAACTCGTCCTTGAACTTAGTCCAGCCTTTGCCGTAACCAAGATCACCAAGGTCTTCAATGTCGTTTTGGGAACAGATATACTTCTTACATCTGTCTGCGGCAATGTCGACTGTGTCAACGATAACCGCGTTAAAGTGTGCTCTTACCTCTGGCTTTTTCAGCTCACGGTAAGCCTGTTTCATTTCACTCCAAGAGGTAATGTCCTGAGCGACAACACCAGGAAGTGCGTGATAACCAGGCTCAAATGCCAGAAGTAAGGCTCCTTCCATCTATGTGGCAAGAGTGGTCTTACCAGTCTTAGGAGCACCATAGATGTAGGTGATATAACCGCTCAAGTCGCGGCTAACTTTATGTGGCTGTAGACTCAATAAATCCATAACGCTCTCTCCTTTACTTTATTGTTTAAGATATAAGGGTCAATTGACCCTTATATCAAAAATTGTAATCGCCCTTGGCGGGTGCAGTAGGTGCACTAGCCTTGGCAAGAGCGTTATTCTTAGAAGCCTGATACTCGTCCTGACGCTTCTTCACATCAGCCAGGTCAACTTCACGCTGAGCGAGAGCAGCAGACAGCTCAGAAGCGAGGATGCCATCCTCAGAGTCCCACTCGTAAGTTTCCACAGCAGCCCAGTTGATTACGAAATCACGCTGAGAGCTACGAGTCTCCTTAACGATGGTACCACCGAATGCGCTCTCCTCTTCCTTCTTGCGAACCACGGTCTGGGAAATCTGCTTACCCTGAACGCGGGTAAAGACAGGAGACTTGCCAGTGGCACCAAGGTTCTCGAAGTAATCAAGAGCTGCGGCAGGAGCGTGAGGCTCATACACGCTGAACTCAACAGGCAGAACAGCCTTGCGGAAGTTGAAGATGTAACCCTTAACAATAACCTTCTCGGGAGTATCCTTCTCGGGATCAGCCTCCACACGCTTTACGCCGGTAATGACCATATCCACATCGAAAGTGGCGCGCTGAGCCTCGTCACAAAGCTCAGAAGTCTGATGGACGAAACCGCCCTCATTACGCTTCACAGAAACCAGCTGATTGTCGTTACGAGTGTCATACCACTCGTTCAAATCAATAGCGGTGTCAATACGGAGCTTGCCGGCATTCTCCTTGCCATGCTCCATAGCGCTGCCAATCTTACCGTCGATGACAGACTGGAGAATGTTAAAGGTTGCATTGGGCTTACCATTCTTGGTGGTAGCGGTTACATAAGAGAAGTGGACCTGAACAACGTTGAGCATCTCGTCGTCGGTTGCCACAGAGATAGTACCGTTAATGAACTCGGTACCAGGATTCTTGGAATTGGGGCCAGAAACCTTCTTCTCCAGGCTGTGCTCATACAGACGACCTTCGATATGGGCGTTATTATTCATGACTTTCTTCATTGCTTGAACTCTCCTTTAATTATTCGTTTTCTTGCAAATTTTCTTTGTACTCAATGATATTGAACTCTTTTCCCTTAGAGGAAAGAGAGTAGATGACGGGATTTTGTCCCGCCTTATCGACGAAACCGTCAGTGCACAACTTGCGGATTGCGCCTGAAACCTTGCGAGAAGACACTCCCATGCCATCCGCAATATCCTTTGCCTTGTGGGAAGTATTGGAACTACCCTGCAAGTATTCAAGGATTTCCAGGCCAGCCTCAGTGAACATAGGCTTCTCTTTAACCTCCTGCGACTTCAAGCTGTTATAAACCTGCTGAACCTCATCGGGGATAATCACAGGCTCTTTACAGTTAGCCACAAGGTAGTCAAAAAAATCAGTAAACTGCTCGTACTTGTTCATCGTCATCAACCTCTTCTTTTATGTTATATACATATAATAACATATAATTAGAAGAAAATCAATCAATGACAATGTCATCGAACAATACAGGGATATTGTCCTTGCACATTTGTAGTGCCATCAAAGCTACTTCGCGCATCTGCGGATGGGCAGCCTTGGCACAACGCAGTTTGAAAAAGTGTCTCCACTCTCGGATATTTGCGGTCATGACAACCTCAGTTTTGAGGCTGTTAGGAAGCACGCTTCTTGCCTCCTGAGGGCTACAGCCCGCCGCAAGCATATTAAAGTATCTCTCTTCTGTCTCTGTACAAGCTTCGTACCATTCTCCATAGGCGGGGCTTGCTTCATCGAGGAAGCATGGGTCAATGACAGTAATCTCATTGCCAAAGCCGTCCTTGGAATAGTTACAATAGCGGGTAGATTCTTGACAGTAAGAGGCTACACGATGTCTTACAATCTCGTGGCTTACACCACGGTCACAAATGAATTTAAGGGTAAAGCTGCAATGCTCGATAACTGCTTCATGACCTCTCTTGATGAGGCCGGCAACGAACTTTTCAGCGCTTCCATCGGTGATTTTATCTTCGCTTTTATAGCAAACGCGGCCACACTATTCAATGGCCTTGAGCATCGCTGCTCCATCAATAGGAGTCATGAACTCAACACTTGGTTTGATAATCTTCATATTTTATTCCTCACTTATTGTATATCCGATGATGGGACTGCTACCGCTGTAAAGAGCAAGGAAGGTTTCAAGTTCATCAATGACGATTTTCTTCTCACCTTGTCCTCGCAGGAAATTGCTTAAATATTGACCGTAACTCATAAAGTTAAGACCAATAATACCATATCCATGCGCTTTAACCTCCATGGCGGTAGGATTTCCGCACACGAAAACAGCATTATTTTCTTTCGCAAATTCCATCAATCGTTTAGTTTTACCTGTTCCGCGACCTTCAATAATTCTAGTCATTATGCTCCGCCTTTCGTACTATTAAGTCCAAATTCCTTGGTCTTATAAAAATCTATCCAATATACCTCACGCTCATTAAGCTTATCTCGAGGAACTTGTTCAAGTACCTCGAAAGTGAAGTTAAACTGTCCAGACTTTTGCATTGTCTGATATAGACGATTGGTAGAAACTCCGTGAGCAAGAGAGGCTTTAATGTGTTGACGAAAACGCTCTCTTATATCAACGCTCTGTCCGATGTAAGCAAGCCCGCTGGTTAAATCAGTTATCTTGTAAATACCGGAAGTCTTAGTAGTTGCGGGAATCCCGTTGAACAAATGCGACATTAAAACATCATATGCTGGGCGATAATAGGTTTC